TAATTGTCTGGTTTTGTTGTTATCTTAGCGAGCATAACATAAGAGCGGATTGTTGTCAACTATCAGCGTTACGGTTATTAACACTGAGGGGGTTGCAATTTTCTCAATTTCAGTGTATAATTAAGTATGACAGTCTCTCGAAGGGTTATGCACAACAACTCTGCGCCTAATTTGCAGCGGATTCGTGTTACTTTGGATTTTGAAGTTGATGGGAATTCTTTTAACCCACATCAGATAAATTACCACTCCTTATTTGATATAAATGAGGAGCAAGAGAAACTAACAGTAACCGTCGAGAATCTGTCAGTGGACGTTGATACTTTATGGGAGCAGTCTTATGCAGCAGAATGTAAACAACTGTAATGACACTATGTAACACTTAGATTGACAGATTGACAGTGTTATGTTATAATCAGTAATCGGCAGTATGGGGCGTTTCGTTGATGCCGGCGCGGCGCGCGATGCGATCTAAAAAAGTACCTAACTCTAACCTACAAAAGTCTGCTTTCGACATATAATTTTTCTCCGCAAATTTTTTTCTCTATATAAAGTCGCCCCATACAATTTTTATGTACAGATTTTTTCGCCCATGGGGTTTTTACGAAGACCACTTTGAAGAACGTCGCGAGGATAATAGTAAGTATAAGTTAAAGAGGTTAGTAGTGCATGCTAATCAGAAGATGAGTTTACAGTATCATTATAATAGAAGTGAGCATTGGGTAGTAGTAAAAGGTGAGGGACAGGTAGTTATAGGGGAGGAAACAATAGAAGCAAAACCAGGGATGTCCTTTTTTATCAAACCAGAGCAGCACCACAGAATTATAGCAGGCAAGACAGGCCTAACTATTATAGAAGTACAGATGGGGAAAGAATGCGAAGAGAAAGACATAGTAAGAATAGAAGATGATTATGACAGAATTTGAATATCACATTTATCAGAAACAGGATGTCCTCTATCACTCACTAAGTGAAGAGGACTTTCAAGTAAGGTGGAATAGGTTGCAAGGAAAAGAGGGAGTATCGTATATAAGAATGTTAGCAAATGAATATAGTGGTGGTAACCTTGGTGGTGGGGGAAGTACTACAGATGAACCTTCGTATTAGTTGACAAAACACATACATAGCGTGTATAATGATAGTGATGAGTTACTAATTTATGGCAAAAGGTTTTACTGTAAAAGCTGCTGCTCCCAGAAAAAAGGAAGATGAATGGGATATTGCTGCTATTAAAGAACGAATGAAAGGTAAGAAGATAGTCTTCTGTTTACCTGGTAGAGGGACTTCATACATCTTCCTGAAGAACTTCGTACAATTGTGTTTTGACATGGTTCAAAACGGGATGAGTATTCAGATTAGTCAAGATTACTCATCTATGGTTAACTTTGCACGATGTAAGGTATTAGGTGCAAATGTATTAAGAGGACCACAACAAAAACCATGGGATGGTAAATTAGAGTATGACTATCAGTTGTGGATTGATAGTGATATTGTCTTTGACTCTAACAAGTTCTGGCAGTTATGCGATTTAGCAGTTCCTGCAGAAGGTGAAGAGAGAGGTATCACTGGTGGATGGTATGCCACTGAGGATGGAAAGACTACTTCCGTTGCACACTGGTTAGAAGAGGACGACTTTCGTAAGAACGGTGGTGTTATGAACCACGAGACTGTTGAAAGTATTTCAAAGCGTAAGAAACCATTCACTGTGGATTACACTGGGTTTGGTTGGGTTATGATTAAGAATGGTGTTTTTGAGGATGAGAAGATGACTTATCCGTGGTTTGCCCCTAAGATGCAAGTCTTTGAAAGTGGTGCAGTACAGGACATGTGTGGAGAGGACGTTAGTTTCTGTTTAGATGCTATCGAAGCAGGATATGAGATATGGTGCGATCCTCGGATACGTGTAGGACATGAGAAGACGAGGGTTATTTAATGGCACGAGTAAAACAAGGATTACTAGGAACGACTTATGTTGACTCTATCCCGAAGAAAACTCGACAGGGAACAGGGAAGCATACCAAGTATGCGCCCTCTTCTCGGAACAAAGCACCTAAACGATATAGGGGGCAAGGACGCTAATGTTTAATTTTAAGCAGTATCGTAATAAAAGAAGAGATAAAATAAGAGAAGAAATAAAATCCATTGTTAGGGAAGCAATGGATGAATGGACTGCTGATTGTGAATACCTAACTCCTAATAAAGGGGAAGGGCGTTATTTTTGTTCCAAACCTGATTGTGAAGGTGTTAAGTTTAACAATGATTGATTACAATATAATTAATAAGAAACTGAAAAGCGGATTAAAACTCCGCTTTGATGTTGGTCTATCCTTTAATATGCCCAATGCTAGTAAATGGTTACGTGATGACTCAAACACCTATGTTATTGGAATCGAACCACATCCTGATAACTTTAAATCTTGTTGCTCGCACGTGGAGAATCACTCAGCGGGGGATAGATGTTACCTTATTGAAGCTGCTATTAGCAACGTCGCCAAAGAAACAGACAAAGATTTCTACGGACTTACAGGAGATCCAGGAACTTCTTCTCTTTGTCGCCCAATTGGAAGATTTGAAAACCTCGTTGACCGTGTATATACCGTCGAAACAGTTAGTTTAGCATCAATATTAGATAATATAGAATACGATAGGATAGATGTACTTAAAACTGACACTCAAGGTAACGATTTAAACGTTATGAAGAGTGCTGGAGAGCATTTAAAGCGGGTAGATTTCGTTTATGCAGAATATGATGAATCAGAAGATTACGAAGGTGGTAATACTGGTGAAGAGTTAGATGAATATATGGAAAAAATGGGTTTTGAGTGCTATGATCGCATCTATGTTGCAGAAAGGAATGGTAAATTAGTTGATTGCGAGTATAGAAATGTAAATAGTACTGCAGAATCAACCGGCCCACGCTGGAATAGTAACTAAAATGACTGAAAAACTACTTAGGGAGATTTGGGAAGACGATTTAACACCCAAAAAGAAGATTCTTAACCGCAATTTAGCTGAAAATGACCTTTTTGATGCTGAAGAAAATGATAGTTTAGACTATTGTGTTGATGGTGAGTTGTGGAATCCAAATAATCGCGCTAAATAATAAAAATACTTAGGTTAAATGCCGGTCCAGCGCGTATCACGTGGTTTTAAAGACATTTCATTGTCTTTTAGGCCTCATCCTATTACTAGAGACGTGATTCCTCTCAAAAATGAGAGTGCGATAACACGTGCTGTGAAGAATTTAGTACTAACACACTTACAAGAGCGTCCTTTTAACCCTATTCTAGGATCTAGAATAGGAGAAAGTCTTTTTGAACTAATGGATGCAGGTTCAGCATCTATTATTGCAGATGAAATTCGTACTACTATTGATAATTTTGAACCTAGAGTGAATTTAGTCGATGTTGAAGTCACTCCTTATTATGATGCTCACGCATATGACGTATTAATAGTATATGAAGTTGTGGGAATTGATGTTCCAGAGCAACAATTTAGTTTTGTATTAGAATCATTCAGATAAATGCCTCTTACACAGTTTACAAACCTCGATTTTGAGGATATTAAGACTCAGATTAAAGATTATCTGAGGGCGAATTCTAATTTTACCGATTTTGACTTCGAAGGATCGAATATGTCGGTCCTAATCGACACTTTAGCATATAATTCTTACATTACTGCCTACAATAGTAACATGGTTGCTAATGAGGTGTTCATTGATAGTGCAACTTTAAGAGAAAATGTCTCTGCTTTAGCTAGAAACGTAGGATATACCCCAAGAAGTAAGAGATCAGCAAAATCAATCATAAGTTTTTACGTTGATACATCATCATATGGTGTTCAACCTCTAACTTTGACTTTAAAAGCAGGTGTTGTAGCAGTTTCTAACACTTATAACTCAAATAATTACAGTTTTGCCGTGATGAACGACATAACTGTCCCTGTTGTAGATAATATTGCAGAATTTACTAACATTGATATCTTTGAAGGTTCATATTTAACTAAAACTTTCACATATAGAGAGACTGGTGACGGAATTCCTATAGAAAGGTTCATTTTACCTAATGAAGGTATTGATACATCGACAATTAGAGCAACTGTATCACCAAATAGTAGTGCAACTAACCTGAAGACGGTTTATAAGTTAACTAATAACATTGTTGACGTTACAAACACCTCATTAGTGTT